CTGCTGCTGTTCCTGCTGCTGTTCCTGCTGCTGTTCCTGCTGCTGTTCCTGCTGCTGTTCCTGCTGCTGTTCCTGCTGCTGTTCCTGCTGCTGTTCCTGCTGCTGTTCCTGCTGCTGTTCCTGCTGCTGTTCCTGCTGGGCAGGATTTTTATCAGCGGCCTGCTGAGCTGCAAGCTTTTCCGCTTCACGCTGAGCGCGCTGCTCTTTGGTTAATCCGGCCATTGGGCCTCCTGAAAAACAAAGGGGCCGAAGCCCCCTGGGTTAACCCATGATGATGGCGGAATGACGTGGCGCCACAGCAGCCACACCCCACGCCAGACCCACTTCATAACGCACCTGACGGTACTGGCGGTACAGCGCCACCTGGAAGGTGATGCCAGATACCGGGTCGGTCACATTCATGACATCATCAGCAGTATCGCCACCTTCAGGCATCGCCGGGGTACGGCTGGCCAGCAGGAATGCCCCGCGGTCAAACGCCATGTTCGGTACGAATTCGCTCAACACGGTGACATCAGCCTGATCTGCCAGATCCTGACGGAGGCCCGGCGCGCTAATAGTGATAGTGGAAGACGTAGCCGCAACGACCAGATACTGATTGTCATCACCGGCGAACTTCACCGCAGTACCTGCAGCAATACCGCCGGTACCGGCAGAGATAGCGATGATGATGTCGCCCTCTTTCTTCGCGCCATTGACCTTATAGCCAGCAGCAGCGCTTTTCGCGGTACGCTTGATGCTGAAGGATTCGTGGAGGTTGAAGCCCATGATGCGACCGATAACACCTTCACGCAGCAGCTGGTCGGTTCCCGCTTCGTTCGCTTTGAAGAGGACAGCCTGCTTACCACGGATGGATGCCATCGCTTCGCCACCCAGCACCATACGCAAATCGGTAGTCGGCGCACCGTTATCGGTCAGGATTTGACGCGCCAACGCAGCATCAGTCAGATCGTCTTTGATGCTGAACGGGGTATTCTTCGGCGCGCCAACAGCGCGGGAGGAGTTGAGGTACAGCGCAGCGAGGTCTGCATCCACTTCGTTCGCCAGCGCACGGAAAGCCTGCTTGAACTGGTCAGCCAGGATGGTGTTGTAGGTACCAGCCGGGCCCAGAGCCAATTGCTCTTCACCATTCCATTTCACCGGGGCCATTTTGGATTTGGTGATTTTGACATCCACACCACCGATGGTCTGGTCGCCAGAATTAGGCGCTGAAGGACCAGGGACAATATCTTCAGTGGTGGCTGCAGGTGCGACTGGCGCACGTACGGTCTGGTCTTTTGCAGCAGCATCCGCTTTCGCGTCACGCGCCACCGCAGGAATAAAACCAGTTTGCTCGCGGGACACTACGTCCAGCGCGGTATAGATGGTCGGGATCAGACCAGTAAGGGTATTGCCTGCCATTTATGGCTCCTTTCGATTTAATCGACGATGCTGACGCCGTCTTTCAGCGCTGCTTGCTTGCCAGCGTTATCCAGGGAATCAAACGCATCGCGTTTCATGGTTTTTTGCCCGGCCTGGTGCTGCGACTGGTGAGAACCGCCGCCGCTGTTACCGGACGATTTGAGGATGTAATCTTTCTGCGGATGCGACTCGACCAGAGACTCCAGGGCCTCATCAAAGCTGGCTAACTCGCCGGGCTTGGTGCGTGAGAACACCTTATTGCCCTGGCCGTCGTAGGCCACAACCTTCCCTTCTTCGATTTTGAAGTTCTGACCGAAGTAGGAACGCACGAACTCAGTCGGGATCGCCATCTTCTCGGAAATGAACTTAGAGCCACCGAAGCGGCCGCCGATCATCTCGTCGTAGAGTTGAGTTTCCAGCTGCTTGGTCTTGCCGTTCGCCTCGTCCAGCTGCTGTTGGAAAACTTTGGTGATCTCCGCCTTTACCTGGTCAACGGCACCAGCATCGATCAGTTTTTTCTGGTCGATTTTGGTCATCATCTCCAGGGCTTCGAGCGCCTTGGCCGGGTCGGTGATGCCAGAGAATTTCGCGAGATTGGCTTCCGCCGCTTCCTTCGCTTCGCGGTGAGTTTTCGCCTCGCCATTCAGGGAGGTGATTTTGGTCATCGCTGCGACCGCATCGAACGGGATCTCTTTGCCATCATCATGGATGTACACAGGCATACCGTTTTCAACGACCACATTTCCGTTAGCATCAAGTTTCAGTTTCATTGTTTTTGCTCCAGCCTTCCGGCCATACGTAAAGGGTCATCCGACCCGGGCACCGCGTCGCATCCGCTCAGCGGCAGGCATAAAAAAAGCTGCCCTGAGGCAGCCTGTTAGATAAATTCGATTGTAATTTCGCCGCGTAGCTTGCGGGAGTAAACCTCACTCCGCTTTCGTTTATGGATCCGTAGCGGGTGTGGATGAATGCATGCGACACCTCGCTTAACGTCCGCCCAAACGCAGCTCTTTACCTCATTGCCATTTACAAACACCCTTCGTCTGCCACGGCCATCGCCCACGCAGTGAAAATCATCATTACGCATACCCTACCCCTCAAATGCCGACGCATCCACGCGGCGCAATTCGTCCAGGGTAAGGAACTCCCCGGCATCATTGAACATCTCCGGCACGGTGATTTTGCCGTCACGCAGCATCTGCGCGCGAGTAACGCCCAGCACCTGCTCCTGCCGCGCGTAAGGCTGCCTCGCAAGCCATTCGGCATAGCTGGTATGCGTTGGCACCTGTCCGTCCATTGAGGCGCGCGTGGCGTTGCTCAGCTCGCCTGAGGCTATTTGCATTTCCTCCCACGATTTAGTGATCAGGATTTCGCAGGAGCGGCAGCAAAAATGGATTTTGCCGGGTCCGCGCAGATACGGAATTGCATGGCCCAGCGGCTTGCCATCGAGCGAGTAGAGTTTGCGGTCGCGGATGATGCAACACTGGCTGGTGTGGGTGTCCAGAGTCGAAGACCACTGTTTGGCCTTCACGATATCGCTATTGGCTTGTGCAAACTCCTGGCGCGCCGTTGCTGCCATATGGTTCACCGCGGTGCGGGCAACAACAGCAAGGTCACGACGTGAGGCATTGATAACCCCGTCTTGGCGGTTAAGTTGCGGCGTGCCGGCGACGCGCTTCACGATCTGCTCGACGGTTTCACCCTGAAGAAATCCGGTACGCACCGCACTGGTGATTTTATCCAGCCGATCGGATTCAAGCTTTTGGCCCCACTCTTTCAGCAATCTCCCCTGAAAAGGTTGCGCCACCGCAGAGGCGTAGACCTGCTCTGGGGCAATGCTTTGCAGCGGGACGTGTTTCAGCACCTGCCCGGGTATAAGGCTGCTGAACAGGTCCATCTGATACCCGGTCTCATAATCCGTGTAACGTGCCAGCTCACGCTCCAGGGACGCATTAACCGGTTCGTAGGCTTGATGGTTCAGTTCACGAACACCGGCCATTAGAGAGGCCAGACGACGCGCACTGTAGGTATCAGCGCGCTTGCCATCCAGCAGCACCAGCAGCCTGGCGGCCAGTTCAGCATCCAACTTGTTCAGCAGCGCGACCATGCGCCGGGCGACGCCGGTACCGTAACGCGTCACGTACAAGCCGTGCGCGATGGTCTCGTCCAGTAGCCTGTCATTCACGGAACGGGCCATTTCACACCCCCGGAGGTGGTTCACTCAGTGACGCAGACTCGGCCAGCAACTCGCTCAGCACCGTATCAGGATCCGCATCGGCATCAATCAGGTTGAGTTTTTGCAGGGCTTTAATCGCATCGATACGGCGAAGGTCACCGCCCTGGCGCAGGGACTGAATAGCCAGCGCAGCAGGCGGGTTGAATTCTTTCGACTCAACATCCAGCTCGGTGCGCACATCTACGTTGCCGCCCTCCTTCTCGCCGATGTACTCAGCCATGATCTGCAGGATGTTGTCTATCGCGTCTTCGAGGCTGGTGGCCATAGTGTAGAGCGGCGACTGCTCCTGCATTTTCTCTTCGGAGGTCTGATCCACCGATTTGGTAGAGGTGTTCTCCGTACGCAGCAGCTTCGCGCCAGCCTGGCGCATCTGCTCCACCAACTCTGCCAGCGACTCTTTGCCGGCACCAATGGATGAACCGGTATGTTCTACGTATTCCAGACCCTGGGTTTGCCGATCGGTGAACGATGTGGCAGACGAAGACCCAATTACCAGCTCTTCTCCCTGCTCAAGCCCAAACACCGTCAATATAGGCACCCGGGCGACGTGCAGGATGTTGTCCTGCTCACTTTGGCTTTGCCAGTGCTTGATATTCAGCATGGCCATGTTGAGTAGCGGCGGTGAACCACACATAAACCCGGTGCGCTTGGTGTAGAGCGTCACCAGGGTGATATCTTTACGAGAGGTTTGCCATTGATCGAATATCTCCCAGTTCGCCGCGCCCTCGGTACCTCTGGACTTGCGGTAGATTTCCACCTTCCCCGGCGTCAGATAACGTATCTGCTCCACCTTTGTTTGCCCGAAGTCGTCACCGTCCTCGACAACCACCTCTTTGATGCGCAGCGCGGTGAGCACCAGCTTACCGTCCGCCATCTTCGACTTCCATCCGATTACCTGGCGGGGATTAAGCATTGTGACGTACGGGCGCGCGCCGGTAGCTTTCTCATCCGCTTTGGTTTTCACCCTTTCTGGGTCCACCCTGGGATAGTCCACCAGCGCATGGGAGAGGCCATACTGCATCGCAAGGCCGAAGAATGACTGAGCCCAGACATCGAGGCGGGTGCCTTCCAGGTCGATGTTCTTCGCAAACTCGCGCAGTTGATCAGGAACGTTCTCGGCCAGCTTAATCGGCTCGGCAAATACGCGCCCGATGTTTTGCTTAATGGTCTCTTCGTAGGCGGGCAAAAGCGTGGCCACGGAGAGGCGTTTTTTATAGTCCTCTTTGTCTTCTTTCGGCCAGCGCGGGAGATATGACTCGCCCAGTTGTCGCATATAGAGCGTGCCGCCCATCAGGGCATCATTGATATCCCACGCCTCGACCATGTTCCCATAGTCCAGATTGGGTGTTGAGATGTCAGGCATGGAGTTACATCCGTAGTTGAGTGACTTTTCCGGTGGGTTTGATGATCGGAAATTGCTTCACGATGAAATAACCACCAGCGTCGTTTGGGTGATCGTTGTCGGCTGATTTATCCGGCTCGCCGTTCGCCGCCCATACCTGCTGTTCAAGGCTGTCTGTATAGACCGGGCAGCGAGCAACGTTAACTTTGTAGCGGCGCTCACCGTTGCCGTTGCAGAACATGGCATTCATGGAGTTAATGCGATCCTTTACTGGCGGGTTGGCGGCATTCACCACCACGCTGAATCCGGCCTGCTTAAGCTGTGCAATATCGGTGGCGCTGGCGTTATTGGACTTGCGTGAATCGCCGGAAGCATCCGGATAGATATAAATCTGCCTGGAGGCAACATAGCGTCCGCCCTCGTAGCGCCAGAACTCTTCCTGGATACGCTTTATCATGGCCGGCGTGTCATAAACTTTTATCAATTCGCGTACCGCGCGCGGCTCGCCATTTCGAAGCACGTGGACGATGGCCGCCATTTTGCCTACGTTAAAGTCCATGCCGATATAGAGCGGTTCGCCTGCCTGTTCTTCATCAGTACAGTTATTCAGTCGTCGATCGAATTGGTGATAGATGGTGCCGCTGGTCAGGTTGGTGAAGCGCCCCCTCAGATACGCCTTAATCAACTCCGGCGGGTAGGAATTCATCAGCGAAGGGATGTAATCCGCGGGCAGGTTCTTCGCATTGTCAAACGTGCTGGCCTGTATCAGACCGTACAGGGCTGAGAGCTCTGGCTTTTCACGTACTGCCTTCACGAATTGCTGGTAAACGAATTTGAACCCCTCCGGCGTTGTCGTAACGTCAATACCGTTACGCAGCCCATCCACCTTGTAACGCATACGGGCGATGATTTTTCGCCAGGCTTGCTGCGCTTTGGCAGCCGCCATGACATCCAGCTCATCCACCATCGCGTTACCGATTTTGAAACCAACTATCGAGCCGGGTTTCTCCATCGAACGGCAGATTGTGGTCCCGCGGAACCGTCGCCCCTCGTAGAAGTGAACCTCTTTGTTCCCCTCATTGATTTTGACGCTCAGCCCCCAGTCAAAGGCCACCTCTTCGATAGTCGGGTAGAAGATGTCACGAATCTGCGGGTAGGTCGGCGCGAAATAACCCTGGTTGATTTTCGGGTGTTCCCACATCCCTTTGCAGATGCCGCCACAACCCACCCACGTTTTACCGGAACCGAACCCGGCAACGTAGGCTTTAAACTTGTGCTCCATCGCGAGGAAGCGAGCCTGTGGGATGTTAAGTGTCGGGCTGATCCC